CAGTTACTTGGAGTCAGTTGGCAAACGCGGCAAGTTACTTTGCAGGCACAGGATTAACTCTAAGTGCATACACTTTTAGCATTACTCCAGTAGGCACAGCAGGCACTTATGGCTCTGCCTCTAATGTTCCAGTATTTGTTACAAATGCATCTGGTCAGGTTTCATCTGTAACCAATACCACAATAAGTATTGCACCTAGCCAAATTAATGCAACTATTCCTAATTCTGGACTCACAAACTCCACAATTTCAGGGGTTTCACTTGGCTCTAATTTGGCTAACTTGACTGCTGGAACTAACATTACATTTAGCTCTGGCACTACCTACAATGGGTCAAGTGCAATCACAATAAATGCCTCTAGCACAATGGTTTATCCAAGTGCAGGCATACCAAATTCAACTGGTAGTGCTTGGGGTACAAGTTACTCAACCACAGGTTCTGGGACAGTTGTAGCATTGGCTACATCTCCTACTTTGGTGACCCCAATATTGGGAACTCCTCAGTCTGGGAATTTCTCAACAGGGACATTCACTTGGCCAACTTTCAACCAAAACACCACAGGAAATGCCAGTACAGCCACAACAGCTAGTAACTTGTCTGGAACAACCCAGTATTCCCTACCTTACCAGTCTGGGTCAGCCACTACAGCTTATTTAAGTCCTGGGACATCTGGTTCATTACTAATGACTTTGGGTGCAGTTTCTGCTCCAATTTGGGTTGCAACTTCTAGCCTCACAGTTGGAACTGCAACCAATATTGCTAGTGGCACAGCAGGAGCTATTTCTTACCAAACTGGCTCAGGAGCTACTAGCTTTTTAAGTCTTGGCACTTCAGGATATGTTTTGACTGCTGGGGCATCTGCTCCTCAATACACAGCTCAGTCTAGTCTGGCAGTTGGGACTGCTACTAATCTAGCTGGAGGAGTGGCAAGTAATATTGTTTACCAAAGTGGGGCAGGAGCAACTGCTTTCTTGGCAAATGGCACAACTGGGCAAGTTTTAACCAGTAATGGGGCATCTGCACCTAGTTGGACAACACCAACTGCCTATGCAACTGTAACTGATGACACAACCACAGCAGGCACTAGATACTTGCTTTTTGCTAACCAAACCAGTGGAAATTTGACAACTGAATACACCAGTTCAACCAAATTAACCTATTATCCTAGCACTGGATGTATTACAAATGGACTTAATGGAGGTGCTTTCTAATGGAAATCACATGGAAAATATCAGAAATCTCTGCTGAAAATGGGTTAATTACCCATGCCAAATACTTTGTGACTGCCACTGAAGATGATAAAAAGGTAGAAACTGAAGGTAATTGGTGGTTTCAAAACCCTGAGATTAAAGTGCCTTTTGAGCAAGTAACTGAACAGATGGTGGCTCAGTGGATTGAGGCTGAAACCATGAAAGATGGGGTAAATATTATTACATCTAGACTGCAAGAACAGTTAAAATCATTGGAAAAGCAAGCTGTAATTCCTCCTTGGATGCCTCAAGTTTTTACACCTAATATTTAAAAATGGCACAAACCAATTACACTCCAATAATACTGTATAACTCTGGTACTACAGGGAATACTCCATCTACTAGCAATTTAGCTAGTGGTGAATTGGCTATTAACTATACTGATGGCAAATTATTCTATAAAGATAATTCATCAACACTTCAAGTAATTGGATGGAAGACAACTCCTACAACTGCTGGTGGAACAGGCTTAACAAGTTACACAGCAGGGGATTTGCCTTATTATTCATCTGGAACTGCATTATCCAAGCTAGGGATTGGTACAAGTGGCTATGTTTTAGAGTCAAATGGTTCTGCTCCTACTTGGGTTGCACAATCTACTTTATCTGTTGGTTCAGCTACAAATGCCACAAATACAGCAATTACTGATAACACAAGTTCATCTGCAACTTGGTATCCAACAATTGTTTCTGCAACAACTGGTAATCTGCCACAAACAACATCAAGCACTAAGTTAAGTTTTGTGCCAAGCACAGGAACTTTAACGGCTACAAATTTTAGTGGTTTATTAATTGGTTCTGCGCCTGTTACTGTTACATCAAGCACTTATTCTGTTGGATCAACAGATGTTTGGCTTATTAACAATTATGCGGGTAGTTTGACCCTTACTTTACCAACCGCATCAAGTTATTCAGGTAGGGTGTTAAACATTCAAAATTATCAGGCTTACACAGTTGTTTCAGCATCATCTAATGTTGTGCCCATTGCTGGTGGTGCAGCTACTACGGCTATTTTAAATGCGGTTGCAGGTGATAGATGTACTTTGGTTTCTAATGGTACAAATTGGATAATAACTGATTACACACCAAATAATATCCTTTTATTGAATTAACATGAAATACAAATATTTAATTTTTTATATAGAGGTTAAAAATGTCCGTTAATCTTTCTCTATTTGCTGGTGCTGGCGCACAATTTTTTGACAACAATGGATTGCCGCTTAATGGTGGACTTCTTTATTCTTATGCCGCTGGAACATCAACGCAAGCTGCGACTTACACTTCAAACAGCGGCTCAATTTCTAATAGCAATCCTATTGTTCTTGATTCTGCTGGACGTGTCCCAAATGAAATTTGGTTGACGCAAGGCTCAACATATAAATTTGTTTTACAAACTTCTGCTGCGGTTCAAATTGGTTCATGGGATAACATTCCTGGCGCTAATGATTTAACTTCAATAAATGCAGTAAGCGCAGCTTTAACAGCATTTGAAACAAGTCTTGCATCATCAACTGGCTCATCTTTAGTTGGCTACAACGAAGGCGGTACAGGTGCTGTAACCACTACGGTTCAAGCTAAGTTGCAGCAATACGTTAGCGTTAAAGATTTTGGCGCTAAGGGTGATGGAACGACTAATGATACGGTTGCAATTTCTAATGCAATTTCAACAGGAAAAGCTGTCTATTTTTCTGCTGGAACTTATCTTTGCAATGTCACCATTAACAATAAAACTATATTGTTTGGTGATGGAGTAATGATTTCTAAAATAACTCCTTATTCCAATAGTGCGCCAGCTCTTTTGTATACATATGCGACTGTTGGAAATCCATCCCCAGGAATTTATTGGAGTTATCATTCAGTTGTTGAAAACATTGGATTTTTTGGAACTAGCAATACTTCTGGCGGTAGTATTGGTTTTTCTTTTGGAACAGCAAGCCCAACAACTTACACAACTGATGCAGAATATGCTAACAATGTGCAGTTTATAAATTGTTTATTTAAAAACAATTATATAGGTGTTAATTTCCCACATGGAAACATTGGTACTGCTTTTTATTCTTGCGGATTTCAAAATAATTATTATGGCGCATACCTATTAGATAATAGAACTGGTTATGGCGGCGGCGGTATGCACGCTGGTAATAAATATTTTTATGACGGCGAAATGGATGGAAACATTTGTGCTGTTTATATTAGCAATCAAACGGATGGATTTGGCAATGTTGAATTTAATAATGTTATTTTTGAATACAACAGTCTTGTTGTTTATTTAAATGATAATACTTCAACTTATGTTCCAATTACTTTTAATTCTTGTTGGAATGAAGGAAATGGAACTCCTCAAGGCCCATCTACTGTAACAATTGATAGTTGGTCTGGCTCTACTCTAACAACACAAACTCTTTCAACAGCTACTCCTTTTTATATTAAAAGTCAAAATGTAACTTTTAATAGTGGTTTTGTATATGGTATAAATTTATTTAGCACAAATTCTAGAGTTTACATAAATAATTCCAGAGTAGAAACTGGCTCAGGATATGGCGGTTATCCTTTTGCTGTTGTAGATAACAGTTCAAGAATATATTTTTCAAATTGTTATTCAAATAGTGGCTTTACATCTACTTCACAATGTATTTCTTATGGTCTTAATTTTTCTTACAATTCAAATGTAACTGACCCTGGCGGAGTTAACGGTAGGTCTTTTATTGTTCCTTTGGGATATAATGTAACAACTGGAGCAACAGAAAACGGTGTAAAATTAACATTTACTTCTGCTGCCGCTTATGCAGGTTCTGCATCTGGAACTGGTACTGTTGTTACTGATGGTGTTAAATATACAAGTTGCAATCAATTTACTTATAACTTTACAGCCACAAATCAATACATTTATCCTACTGGAACTCAAATAACAACAAACGCAACAGCATGGTACGCTTTTACTGTTGATATTAAAGTAACTTCTGGTTCTGCGGCATTTCAAGTTAGTGATTTAAATTCTAATCAACTGGCTCAAACATCTGTAATTTCTGCGGATGGTCTTTGGCATACTTTTGCTGGTGTTGGATACTTTCCTAATGCTGCAACTGTTGCATTGTGGACGGGCGGCATTGTTTCTAATGTAACTTGGGAATATTCAGCTTTTCAAATGTGGCAATTTTCTTCACAAGCTGATGCAGTAGAATTTTTGGCTTCTAGAACTTATTTAGGATAATTTATGACACAATCAGAAATTGACTTTTTTTTAGCTTCAGCACCAAAACCAACAGAAATTGTTTTTGTTAGTGGTGGAAACGGTCAAATTATTCAAAAAATGAAAAATGGCTAACAACACTATATCTGCATTAAGTTCGGCTACTACTCCTTTAACTGGAAATGAAATAGTTCCGTTAAATCAGTCTGGTGTGACTAATAGTGTTTCTGTTGCCAATTTGACGTCTAGTCGTGCTGTTAGTGCTTTATCATTTTCTGCTGCAACTATTGGGGCTACAGCCAATACAACATTAAGCATACAAGCTAATGGAACAACTTATGCAACGATTTTAGGTGCTGGAACTAATAATGGATTTATTGGTATTGGTACAAATTCACCTTCCGCAGCATTAGAAGTTAGTAATGCTAGTGCTGGGAATATTCGTATAACAACTGTTTCTGGCACATCACAATTACAATTTAAATCATCAGGCACAAATTTACAATATATAAATTATAACTTTGGTGGTGCTGGGGCTTTATCTTTTTATGATTCCAACTCAACCGCAGAACGCTCCCGTATAGACTCATCTGGTAATTTTTTAATAGGTACTACAAGCACCGCTGGTTCTTCTTCAAATACAGCATCAGTTGTAGGTGGTTTATTTAGTACGGCATCTGGAACGGCAGCTTCAATAGCATCTGGAACTGCAACGACAATATTTACTGTTCCAAGTGGGAAAACAAATTGGGTATATATTGTCAGCGCAGATGTTTCATCTGGCGCACCGACTGGTTATAGTTGCGTATATCTTGTTACATCAGACGCTGGTGTTTTAAGAGCAACAGCATTGCAATCCGCAACTTTAAATATTATTTCTGTTTCTGGAACAAATATTCAAGTAACTCAAAATTCTGGTGCTGCTGCATCTGTTCTTTGGACAGTTACACGAGTTTCTTAAAAATAAAACATAAAAATTATGGCTACAATTTGGACAATAGAAACCCTTGATCGTGACATAGCAACAGGCTTTGTCACAACTGCCCATTGGACAGCTATGGCAATAGATGGTGAATATTCCGCGTCTACCTACTCAACGGTTTCATGGATTAAAAACAATCCTACAATTCCTTATGAAAATCTTACAGAAGCCACAGTTCTGAATTGGGTTTGGGAAACCGTTGACAAAGCAGCCATAGAAGCATCTTTGGCGGCTCAAATTGAATTATTAAAAAATCCCGTGACTGCCATAGGTACACCTTGGAACATTTAAATATTTTGAGAATTAAATATAAAAACTACTATTACTGCTAACTCATCTTTATTTTGGATTAAATATGACCACACCAATTGACATCATCAGTCGAGCATTAAAAGACATTGGTGCTTTGGAAGCGGGGGAAACCCCAACGGCTGACGCTGCTCAAGATGCTTTTGATATGTTGCAAGATATGTTAGATCAATGGTCTAATGAAGACATGATGGTGTTTTATAAAAATGAAATCATATTTCCTGTTGTTTCTGGACAAACTCAATACACTATTGGTCCAAATGGGCAAATTGGTGCTATCTTCACTGGAAGCATTACTGGTAATGTTCTCACTATTACTTCTATCCAGTCTGGGGGCATTTCTCTTGGTCAAACTCTTAGTGGAACTGGCATTACATCAGGTACAACAATTGTTCAAATGCTAACAGGAGCTGGGAACAATGTGAATGAGGCAGGCACTTATTTGCTTAACAAGACTTATACAAGTCCTATAACAAGTGAAACCATTAATTCATATTACCAAAGACCATTAAGGTTTAATTCAGCTTTTGTCAGGATTAATACTTATTCAAATGGTCAGCCCATTACAAATGGTGGTTTGGATTATCCTGTGTCTGTTCTTAATGTTGAGCAATATCAAATGATTGGTCTGAAGACATTAAATGGGCCGTGGCCGAAGGCTGTGTACTATGAACCCACAGAAACACTGGGAAATGTTTACCTTTGGCCGAACCCCAGCCAGGGAGAAATGCATATCTTTGTTGACCAATTGTTTCAAAGATTTACAACCCAATTTGACAATATCAATCTTCCACAAGGCTATAACATGGCTTTGAGATGGTGCCTGGCTGAAAGACTAATGCCTATGTATGGCAAAGCCTCACCAACACAAATTCAGATGATTATGAAGTTTGCTGCACAAGGCAAGTCTACTGTTAAGCGCACAAACATGAATCCTGCAATTGTGTCTACCTATGCCGATTCCTTGCTTGTTGGAAGACAAAAAGATGCAGGCTGGATACTTAGTGGCGGGTTCTTCAGATGAGCGATTTTGGCTTTGTTGGCCCATCTTACGAAGCTGCATCCATTTATCAGGAAGCGCAAGAGTGCATCAATTTTTATCCTGAAATTGATCCTTTAAAACCTCCCGGAAGTCGAGGTGTAGTTGCTTTGTACCCTACACCTGGACTTACATCTATTTTGTCCTTAAATCCAGCTCCAATAAGAGGGATGAGGACACTTTCTGGTGGCAAATATTTGATTGTTGTTGCTGGTGCAATTGTTTATTCAGTTACCTATTCATCTGCATTGGGCTATCAATCAACACAAATTGGTGCATTAACTACCACAACTGGTCAAGTATCTATTACTGATAATGTGACCACAAATTTGGGATTAGTTGCTTATATTGTTGATGGAACAAATAGATATTATTGGCAAACAGGGCAAGCATCATTGGTGATGTTGCCCAATACAGATGGGCCGTGGCAAGGGGCAAACATTTGTGATGTTGTGGATAACTATATTATTTACAATCAGCCAAATACACAGCTCTGGGCGGCAACAGACCTGGGGTTAGTCACATCCAATAATGCCTATTATGGCTCTAAAGATGGTGCTCCTGATCCACTTGTTTCACTTATAGTAGATCATAGGCAAGTATTTTTGCTTGGTGAATTTACGGCTGAAATGTGGACAGATGTAGGAAATGTAATTCCTGGCATTATTAGTTTTCCGTTTCAGCGTGTAAGTGGAACATCTGTACAGCATGGTATAGCTGCGCCTTTTAGCGTGGCTAGATTTGGTGAACAATTTGCCTTTGTCAGCCAAGATTATAGGGGTCAAAATATCATTGGAGTCATGCAAGGCTATTCTTTTAAAAGAATAAGTACCCATGCTGTAGAACAAACTTTAATGAACCAATACATAGCAGATGCTATTGCTTATACATATCAGCTAGATGGTCATGAGTTTTATGTGGTCACATTTCCAACTATCAATATTACTTGGGTATTTGATTTAGCATCTGAAATGTGGCATAAATGGCTATCTTGGGATGGACAACAATTTAACAGACATAGATCAAATTGTGGTGCATTTTTTAACAATGTTTATTTGGTTGGAGATTACCAAAATGGTCAAATCTACCAATTAGATAATGCTGTTTATACTGATGCAGGCAATACCATTAGAAGGCTTAGGAGAGCACCACATTTAGTAACTGATTTGCAAAGACAGTATTTTGCTGAATTACAGATACAGTTTCAGCCTGGTGTAGGGTTGGAAAATGGTCAAGGACAGAATCCACAGGCTATGCTTAGATGGTCAAATGATGGTGGTTCTACCTATTCAAATGAGCATTGGTGCACAGTTGGAGCTGTAGGAAAGTACAAAAACAGGGCAATTTGGAGAAGATTAGGTCAAGCTAGGGACAGGATTTTTGAAGTTAGCATTACTGATCCAGTGAAGGCTGTGATTGTTTCTGCTAATTTGAAGGCTGAGGAGGGTGAAAATTGACCATTTCAACATCAAGTGCAAGTGGGAATATCATTTGGCCGAGAGTGCCCTTTATAGACCCCACATCTGGCCAGCCTGCTTTGCCTTGGCTACTTTGGTTGCAAAGTCCTAATTTTGTTAGTATGAAAACTGGACAACAAACAATTCAAGGCAACCAAACCATTACTGGAAATGCTGTAGTGGATGGAACTTTTACTGCTTTAGGTGGTATTTCAGGGGGTACATTTTGAATTTAGCTGATATTTTGAAAGCCAATGAAGGTTTGATGGAATTTGATCCTCAAATTGTTCACCATTTTTCTGATGGCTTGTATGCCAAGCAGTTTGTATTGCCCAAAGACCACTTTATTGTCCAACATGCACATAAATATAGTCATTTGAGCCTTTTGGCTAAGGGAAAAGTGATAGTAAGGACTGACAACACAGAAGAAATGTATAGTGCTCCTTACTGTTTTGAAATAAAATCAGGGATAAACCATTCTATTCAGTCCTTGGAGGATTGTGTATGGTTTTGTATTCATGCAACAGATGAAAAAGACCCATCCAAAGTGGATGAAGTTTTAATTCAAAGGGGATAAAAATGCCTATAGGA